TGTCAGTGCTTCATTACGATACTTGGCAGTCTTTTTGTTTTTAACATTCGGTGGTTGTGTTTGTTTTTTAGGTTTCACCTCTATGATATACTTGGTTATCTTCCCAGTCTTTTCAAGGACTTTGATGTAGAAATCAGGAAAATAACGTCGCACTTTTCCATCTGGTGCTCTGTAAGGTATAACTATTTCCTCAGAACCCCACTCTAATATAGAGGGATTACTATCACAGAACACCATGAACTTTCGCTCCCAAAGTGATCTGTAAATGACTCTAGTTGGGTTGCCACGATACTTTTTGGGATTGATAGGTTTATAAATCCCAGAATATGCCATAAATATAATTGTACCAACATAGGTATTTAGCGTGTCAGTAGAAAAGTTTTTATCACATATCAATGCCAATGGTGGTATGTCATTGTCAAATCATTTCATAGTTGCTATTGGATGGCCAGGATTAGGCAATGCAATATCATTTGCGTGTGATGAAGCACAATTACCTAACACACAGGCAGCAACTGGAACAATAAAAGGTAGATATCAAGGTGAGGGAGAGATAAATTACCCACATACTAGAATATTTACTGAAATGCAGTTAGGGTTTCAGTGTGACGCTAACATGAGTGCATTAAAATTTTTAAATCATTGGTATAACCACATCTTTAAAGAATATTATGAAACTGGCGAAGATTCTGATGCTGGAGTATATTCATGGGCAGATGTAGCAAAATCTAACCCACTTGACCATAAGTTATCAAGAAGACAGAGAAATAGGACTGTGCAGTTGAGTTACCCTGATAAGTATTGCACAAACATATATGTTCATAAAACAGAATTAGGACCTAAAAGTTCGGGTGGTGTAAGAACATCAATGACATATGTTATGGAGAGAGCATGGCCATATGCTATTGACGCAGTGCCATTACAGTTTGGATCAGCACAGATAACAAAAGTGACTGCACAGTTTTACTATACAAAACATCGTGTTGTTATATCTGATGAGTCAATGAGATACGAAGACCAAGACATAGGTAGTGAAGAATTTCTTAAAATTTTAAATCGTAACCGTAAACTTAGAGATGTTTTCACACCGAACAAGGAGATGAATAAACTTTTAGGTAAATTTGGTGATCCAAATTTCAGTTTGTAATTCCATAAAAGCGGGAAAAAATTTCCCGCTATTTTTTTGTCTCAAAAGTTCGCTAAATATAAATATGACCTTGGAGTAGATATTATGGCATTGCCAACCATGGATTTACCAACATATGACTTGGAACTTCCATCAACTAAGAAAAAGATAAAGTATCGTCCTTTTTTAGTAAAAGAGGAAAAAATTCTTCTTTTAGCACTAGAAAGCGATAATGAACAGAATATAAGAGATGCAGTAAATAATTTGATAAAAAGTTGTGTGATATCAAAAATAAAACTTGAAAATCTCGCTACTTTTGATTTAGAATATATTTTTCTAAACATTCGTGCTGTATCTGTGGGTGAAATTGTTGAGATGAATGTTACTTGTCAAGATGACAATGAAACTCAAGTAAAATATAATTTGAATCTTACTGATGTAAAAGTTCATTTTCCTGACGGTCATTCTAACAAAATTATGTTGACTGATACTTTAGGTGTGATAATGAAATATCCATCATTTAATAGATTTGTAGATGCACAATTTACTAAAAAAGGAGTAGATGAAGACACTGTGCTAGGAATTATCGCAGAAAGCATTGATCAAATTTTTCAAGGAGATGATGTGTATGATCAATCTACAACCAGTAATAAAGAATTTGTTGAGTTTGTAGAGGGTCTAACAAATGCACAAATGGCAAAACTTCAAGAGTTTTTCCAAACATCACCAAGATTAGAGCATACATTTAAAGTTAAGAATCCTAAAACAGGTGTCGAGTCTGACTATACAATATCTGGATTACAATCTTTTTTCGGGTAGCCCTCTTTCACAATACGTTGGAGGGGTATTACAAGACTAACTTTGCTCTCATGCAACATCATAAATACAGTTTGAGTGATATTGAAAATATGATGCCATTTGAGAGACAAGTCTATGTTTCTCTACTAACTCAATACTTGGAAACACTTAAACAACAACAAGATAAACAAAAATAAATGTCTAGCGGAACTGTTGGTTATACAGACACTAGGGGTAATAAAGATTACCTGTCTATCATAGCAAATCAAGTTGGAAAGCGTCTCAAAGAAGCTTCTGACATGGCGTCGGAAGAACGTGCTTTTGCATCAGAACAAGCAGAATTGGGTGGAACATCATTAGAAGAAGCAGGAATAGGGAAAGGATTTTTTTTCGGAAGAGCCCTTGGTTCAAGATTTGGCGGAGATAGAATTGCCAGAACTAAGGGCAGAATGGGTATGGGTGGTGCAGGAACCAACCCAACATCAACTCCAGCACAAAGATTTCGTGGCGGATTTGACTATAACGTAACAAATGATATAACAAATTTAACTAATATTGCACCTTTGTCTGGTGCACTTTCTAGTGGACTTCGTGATGTGTCGGGAGGATTGACACAGGTAGCAGCAGCAATATCAAGACAGAGTAATACTCTTAATGATCTTGCAAATACTCAAGTTGATATGGCAAGGGCAATCATGTTCAATGGTTACCTTTTTCAAATGTTTATGTCTCAACAGAAGGCAAAATCTGGAAGAGCAAGTTTAGCAAGAGAAGAAAGATCTATAGAAACAAGATCTGGTGGTAGCGGTGGCGGTGGATTTGGTGGTCGTGGTTCTTCTGGTGTTGGTGGTCGTGGTGGTCGTGGAATGATTAATATTACACCACCTAGTGGTGGTGGATCAGGTGGTGGCATGGGTGGATCTGCGGGAGGTTCTGGTAATTTTGGAGGTGATGATCTTTTCAGTTTTGCAAGTAGTCAGGTTCTTTCGAGACCAAAAATGCTTGAGAGCACACTTGGTGGTATTACTGGCATTCGTAATGTAGCAAAAACAGGAAAGGTAGGAAGTACGGTTGCTCAAAGTGATGTATTGAGAGCAGCGTTTGCTGGCAGTCAAGGATTTGATCCTGCTAAGGTAAGTAGAAATGTAAATGCACTTCTAGGAACAGGATCTGGACTTGGAATGAAACTAACATCTTTGTTTGGCGGTGCATTAGGATTTGATGCAGCAAAGGTGGGAGCAGCATCAATGGATGAAGCAATTCTTACTGGTAAGATGCTTGATTCTATGATGGTTAATGGAAAAAATTCACCTATGGCACTTGAAGCTATAGCTGATATGTACAATTATAAAATTAGAGGTGCGGATGACAAATTTGTCAATGAATTATTAGATATACAAACACGTTCTCAAAGATATAAAAAATTTGCTAATTTACATGGTAATAACAAGTTAAGAAAAACTGTAGAAGGATCACAATACTTAGAAAATCTAGCAATGGATAGAAAAGTATTCCGAGCGATGAGACAAAATGGCAAGAGAATGTTTAATAATGAAACTATTGAGGCATTTCTTAAAATGGGTCTTTCACCTGGTGAATATAATGTTTTAGCTTTTAATGCTCTTGAATCAGTATCTGGTATGTCTGGAAAACAAATGAATATGTTTGGAATAGATGCAGCAGATACTATGGAAAATTTTGGAATAAAAGGTGGAATTGCTGAAGATCTTCAAAAATTCTTTCCTGGCGGTGCTGTTAAAATGGTAAATGCAGAGCAAGCATTAATTTTAACAAGATATGCTAGGGAACTTGATGCTATTAAGAAAGGTGCAGTAGCAACAAAAGCAGAATCAAAAGCAGCAATGTCAAATGTTGAACTGCTATTTGGACAGAAGAAAGTACAAAAAGCAATTGCTGAAGGTGGAGGGGCATTAGCAACAAATACTGGAGTTATGAAATCTCTTGCAAGAGTTGGTGGAAAAAGATTTCTCGATGCGTTACCTGGCATTGGTCTTGCAATGGGTACATATTTTGCTATTGATCGTGCAAGAAAAGGAGACTATTTTGGTGCTGGTTTAGAAATTACATCTGGTTTACTAGGATTATTACCAGGTGTAGGAACAGGTTTTGGTTTAGCAATTGATGGTTACTTACTTGGAAGAGACATGGGCGTAATGCCTATGTATGACGGTGCTACAGTAAGTGGATTCGGTACCAATTCTATCCTTTCAGTTAATGGTACACCATTTGCAAGTTTTAATGAACCAGGTAATTTAGAAAATCTAAAAATAGAAAAAACTGAACAAGATCCATATAAAAGAAGAGACAAGATGTTAGCATTAGGTGGAGATAATTTAGGAAGTATGGGAGCTATAGGTGCTGTATTGAGTATTTTTGGTTTTGGTGTAAGTCAACTAAAAAATGTTTTTGAAGGTGCTAACAAATTGAGGCAAAAGAATATCCAAAAGTTGAATCCAGATCTCTATGACACACGAAATTTGAATTCACTCTCACAAAATAGTGCTGATCCATTCCAATTATCAAATGACACAGCATTAGCTTCGAGTATGAATATTAGTTCACAAATAACAAATATCTACAATAATAATGGAGGAGGAGGTGATTCTACTAGAGACGAAATTCTTGGACAATCTTTTGATGGTTTGAATCTATCAGAATATACCATAAAAATGGGGGCAGCACGTAAATCATAATGGACATAAATTCTGCTCAACAACCTAGTGCTGTAGAACTAGTTAGTTGTATAATATCAAAACCTAATAATTTTTCATTAACCAGAGTAGAATTCAAAGGGGATACTATTTTAAACTTTGATTTTCGTGAAAATCTATATGCTCCATTTGTAGGGGGAACATTAACAATTAGTGATTCATCTAATTTTGTTAATGAATATCCCATAACAGGAGGAGAAAATATTGAAATAAAAACTAAAAGTAGTTTTACAGATGAAATAGTAGTACACAACCTTGTTGTTAACAATGTTGAAGGAAGAATTATGCCTGATGAAAAGAAACAACTTTATGTTTTGAAGTTAGTTTCTAAAGAACTGATGATAAATGAGCAAGTTAGGGTTGAAAAAAAGTTAAAAGGAACAATAGATGAAATTATAGCTGAATTACTTACCGATTTTATAAAAACTCCTAAAAATTTTATCAGCGAAAAATCAGACAATAAAATTGTCAAAATACCAAGTGAAACTGAATCTAGACCTTTTGATGTAATTTCAGAATTAATTACTAAATTTATACCTAGAATAGACAAAAAGGAAAAGAATGCACTTAAAAATTTTAATAAAAATAAATCAGATGATAAGAAAATAGGTGGAACTGCAGGAGCTTTTTTCTGGGAAACACGTAGAGGATATAATTTATTATGTGCTGATAGTTTATGCGACATAAATTCAAAAGAAGGTGTAGCAGTAGGAGTTCACGGTCCTTATATTGAACAAACAGCAAATACAGACCCATTAGAAGTTTCTGTAGACCCAAGATTCAATATAAAATCAATATTTTTTCCAATGGAAGTTGATGTTATGAAGTGCTTGAGATCTGGTTCAAAATGCACAAAAGTAACTATATTCAACCTTAGCACACAAGAATATGAAGAGGTGGTTTACACATTGGCGGACAGTTGGAATGATATGGCACACTTAGGAAATCAAAATAATGTTGATAAGATAAATTTTAGTCCAGCTGGACAACTAGTTGGTCTTGATGCAAGTTCTGAAATAACAAGAAACATGTCTTTTGTCATAGATCACGAGGCATTTTTCAATGATCCACAGATTGGTAATCCAGAAGATAAGTCAGAACCAAAAAACCCAAATGATGCTGCTGAATTATATAAGTATTTTGCTGCACAATCTAGTGCAAGATTTGATTTACTTACAAATCAACAGTGTGTAATGAAAGTTCCTGGCAATCCTTTTATATGTGCAGGGGATAAAATTAAGATACTGTTAAGAGCAAAAGTTCCAGATGCACAATCTAACGTCATGTCAATAGACATAGAGAGTAGTGGAATTTATCTTGTCAAGGAAGTAACACATAATTACACTTTTTCAGAAGGTACTAGCGGAATATGCGAAACTACGGTAAGATTAATGAGAGATGCTTATGGTATGGAAATATCACCGTCAGCACATGGAACCTAAATAGTATTGTACATACTGTACGGAGGAAAACACAATGAACACAATTGAAGAACATATCGCAAAGGATAAAGAAATCCTTGCAGATCCTAAAACATCAAAACCCATGCGAGGTCACATTGAAGATGAGTTGCATGATCTATAAGAGTATGTAGAACATCATAAAGATGAGATTAAGGCAGGAGATCATCACGATCCCAATGTATTAGAAGTCTTTTGTGATGTGCATCCTGATGAACCAGAATGCTTAATATATGACGATTAACAATGAGTACTGGACATGATGAGGCATTATCACGTTTGTTTCCTACCATCAAAATCGGTAACGACGGTTTTAACTGGTGGATAGGTCAGATAGAAGCTCGTGCTTCTGATGAAGGCAAAAACAAAGGTGGTTACAGATATAAAGTAGCGATTGTTGGAGAACATCCTAAGTCTAAAAAACTTGTGCCAACAAAGGAATTGCCATGGGCAAATGTGGTAATGCCTGTCACTGATCCATTTACGCCTGGTAATATTGCGGGAAGACATCCCCAATTAATACCAGGTTGTTGGGTTATCGGTTTTTATTTGGATGCCGATAAACAAAAACCTGTTATAATGGGTTCCATTGGTCAAACGCCAGGTGCTGCATCAGAAACAAAAGTTATTAGTGATGGTGAGGACTCTAGATTTGAGACAGGTCCTAGATCTGATCCAAAATATTCAGTAAATCCTAATACAGATGGAGATCCTACAAAACTAGATGGAGCAAGACACGTAGGAGTTCTTTCAGATTTAACAAAAGATGGTAATGACAAT